AATCCGTAGCAAACCCAATGATGTTAGCATCTGATTTGGCTGGTACGGAAGATATGGAAGGTAGATATGCTGTAATGATGAGTGTTGGTGTTTCTAAATCATCTCTTATGGGTGATAAATCATATTCAGCTACCGCACTTATTTGGAGTACCCTAAATCAATTTGCATTAAGTGCTGGGGTTACTAAGATGGATTTTGATGAAGGTAAATTAAATGCGATACATTCATACGGAACTACATTTGCGTACCTTAAAGGAACTCTAATGAATCTTAATGGGTACACCTATATCAAACCACATCCTAAGTACGGAACATTCGGTTATAATGTTGGTGTAATTACTCTAATGATGCCTAGAATGGGTGAGGGTGGTTATGATGTATCCCTAAGTGCATCCGCAGTTGGATTTTGGATGAAACCATTTCAGTATAGTAGAAAGGTTACTTTAACCCCTCAATTATTCCTAATGCAATCACCAATAGCTTGGAATACAATGACTGGTAATAGTTCAGTAACAAGAACGCCGGGTGCAATTGTAGGATTGGGATATGATTACAAAATAAGTAAAAGATTTGCATTATCCACATCATATAGAGGTGCGATGACCTTTGAACCTAACTTTAATTTACTACATAACTTCCAAATTGGGTCAAAAATGATATTTTAGAATAAATCAATATTTATACACATAAAATAATATATTATGAAAAAATTTGTTAATTTCAAAAACATTGCCATAGCAGCATTGGTTATTTACATCCTTTTACAATGGTTTAATCCGGGTGGAGTAATGCCAGGTGGAAGAACTATCCGTATTGAGGGTAAAAAATATGAAATAATTAAGCACGAAATCGATACTGTTGATATTGTAAAGACTAAAGTAGTAACTAAGAAAGGTGAAGATATCTACCATGAAACAATTGTAGAGAAGGAAGTAATCATTCCAGCGGTAATTGATACAGCTGCATTATTAAAAGATTACTATTCAAAAGTATTATACAAAGATGTATTAGTATTGCCTGATTCATTAGGAACTGTGGCTGTAACTGATACTATCTCACAAAACAAAATCTTAGGTAGAACTTTCAACGCAAGCGTTAAACAAAGAACTATCAAAGAAACTATGATTGTTAAAGAGCCTGCAAAAACTCAATTATATTATGGTTTGAATGCTGGATTCAATAAAGAAGATTATGTTTCTGCAGTTGGTGCTGGTTTAATTCTTAAGACTAAAAAAGATAAAATCTACAACTTAAACATTGGTGTAAATAATAGAACTGTTGATGGAACTAATGGTTCATTCTCACCTTATATTGGATTTGGTACATATTGGAAAATTAAAGTAAAGAAATAAGATGATAAAATTATCACAACTAAACGAAGCATCTGAAATAACGTTTAAAGATTTAAAGCCAACTCAACAAAAGCAAGTTCAAGCTTTTGAAAAGATAATTGGTGGAAAGGTTGATTCTATATACGAAGGAATACACGGATTTATTGTTGATATAAAAGCAATAGGTGGTCATGGTAATTATAGATTTGAAGCTGATGATTTAAAAAAGTTATTATCTTTAAAAATTCGTTGGGTAGAAGCTGATGGTGATTACATTTCAATAGCATTTTAATATGATAAAGTTAAAAGATATAATAAACGAAGTAAAATTGCAAAAAGGTAAAACCTATGGTGGAACTAAATGCGAAGGTGGTTGTTTTGTTGGTAAAGAAGGTTTAAAAAAGATAATTAAAATATCAAAGGATTCTCCTAAAGATGTTTTTATGTTTAGAGATGATAACTATTCTGGATTGCAACCACACTTTATTAAAGATGGTGTAATTGCAAAAGCAACTGTACTTAATCCGGCTTACGATTTAGAAAAACATAAAGTAAGAAGTTTAAATATTGGTAAGGATGTAATTCTTTCAGTAAGATTATTTGTATCAACAAACGAATCAGTAAACGAAGGATTGTATCATGTAGGATATAATAAAGGTAGAGGACAAGGTACGGGAGTTTTTAAAGATTCTTATTCATCATATAAAGATGCTAAAAAAGCAGTAGAAAAACTTGAAAAGGAAAGAGGTGGTTCATATAATATGATTGCTTATTATGTATCTGATAAAGATGGAAAGTTTGTAAAAGAATCAGTAACGGAAGCAAAATCAGATTACCCAGTATACCATTACACATATACATCGGCAATTCAAGCAGCTAAAGCATATGCAGAGAAAAAAGGATATGAAATTGATGATGATGATTCATTTAGAAAAATAGGCATGGGCCCCAAAAAACCATCGGACGGTAAAACAAATAGATTTTCTATTGAACTAACTAAAAATGGTAAACCTCAAAAGAAAATGTTACATATTCAAGTCTATGGTATGGGAACTTATAAAAGAGCCCAAGATGGTTCTAAGACTAGAAGTTTATATGGTGGACAAAATGAATACGAACTAAACTGCTATATTAATTAAATGAAACTTTCAGAGTGTATCATTGTATCTAAAGAAATTAAGGATAAATTTATATTAGCTAAGAATAGAGATAGAGCTTATAATCCTTCTTTAGAAATTGTACATACTATCATCGATGGTGTGGAAGTTGCATATCTACATGATTTAATAACTGATTGGAGTGAGGGTTTAAATGAAAACGGAATTGGTGTTGTAAACGCAGCACTATTAGTTGGACACGATGAGGCTGAGGCTAAGCTTGTAAAGAAAGCTGGAAAGCCAGGACCTGATGGTGATAAGATGAGAAACATCATTAAGCAACCTACCCTAATGGATGCAGTAAGAGCAGCACTACAATATAAAGGTAAGAGTGGATTATCTTTGAAGGGTCATACATTTGTATCATCACCAAAACATATGGTTAGTATTGAAACTACATCAAAGCATAAGCCGGATGTTAAACTTCAAAACTCCGAATCACCGGTTGTTAGAACAAATCACGGACATATGTTCACCGATGCTGGATACACACATGGTGAGAAATATCTAAGTTCAAAAATGAGAAAGATATCAGCTGAAAAATCAGTTGATAAAGTAGAAGATTGGAAAGCAATAGCACAGGCTATGAGAAAAGAATACTTTCCAACTAAGCCTCAATTGAATATGAAAAGAGATACAAAGGAGATGTCTACTTCATCTCAAACTGTAATGAACCTAACTGATAAGGTATTACAAATAACTTACTTTAAGAACAAAGTAAACGAATTTAAAGGTATTAATAGACAACTGCCTGAGGGATATCAACCTAAGATTACAATAGAAGTAATCCCAGTTTAATTTCAACATTTTAATAGAACCATATTTATATACATACAAAATGTAAATATATTAATATGTCAAACGATTTCGAATTATTTCCCGGTAAATCCCTAAATGGATTATTTCAGGATATATACAACAACCAAGTACATAAGAAAGCAAGAATCAGCGATTTAATCAATGATTTAAAAAATATGGTTAGAAGTCCAAGCGATATGGGTAACTTAGGACCATTAATCAATTCACTAATAGATAGTTCAATTAGAAACGATGACCATTTGGTTAAGTTAGCGGCTATTGCAACTAAGATTGTGGCAGCTGATAAAAAGACTGAAGGACAGGAAGGATTCCTATCGGCATTTGAAAAAGAACAACTACTTAGAGAATTGGAAACTACTAAAGAAGAAGTTGAAAGAGTAGATGATTTGGAATTTGAAATGGAGGAACTAAAAAAGAAAATGAAATAATATGCAAAGCGCACAAACAGCCGCAGCATCGGCAACTCAAGCAGGACAAAATTCATCTGGAGGTAGTTTTGGTACTGTTTATAGAGTAATTTTAGATGAAAAAGACCCATTTTTAAAAAACAAACAAGATGCAATTGGTAATGAGGCATCTTATGTTGGTGCTATATTATATAGATTATCATCACAAGCTATGGCTGATGAAAATTCCTTACCAGTTGCATATCCATATGATAAAAACTTTAAAACAATACCATTACGAAATGAAACTGTAGAAATAATTAATTCAGGTACAGGTCAATCATTTTACAAAAGAATTACAGCAGAATCATCTCCAAATTCTACAGCTGATGAAAAATTTATATCAACAAATTTCCCAGCTCAAAAATTAGATACTGATAGTGCCAAAGATATAGCAAAAGTCCAAGCAACTGGTATTGCAAAAACAAATGTAAATGCTTCTGAAAAATATGATGGATTGGGTAATTATTTTAAAAGAACTCCCGGCATTCATAAATTAAAATTATATGAAGGAGATACTATACTTGAAAGTAGATTTGGACAATCAATAAGATTTAGTGGATACAATAATCCTAAAAATGTATTTTCACCAACAATTATTATTAGAAATAATGAAAGCGTTAATTCTTTGAAAAAAGTAATAATGTTTCCATCGGAAGAAGATATAAATAGAGATGGGAGCATTATAGCATTAACATCAGACCAATATCAATTAGAATTTCAACCTGGCGTTATTGATGATAAAGGTACATCGAATTTTACAACTAAACCAGAATCTTTTGATAACTACCCATCTAAATTAATAGGTGACCAAATACTTTTAAATTCTGGAAGAATAATTCTATCAGCAAAAAGTGGTGAAATGATATTTTATTCAAAAAAGAATTACGGATTTATTTCAGATGGTGGAATGTCAATTGATAACAAATTAGGAATTGATGTTACTGTAAGAGATAATATACATGTAATGACTAATGATAGAGATGTTGCATTTCAAACTGGAAAGGGACATATATTTTTAGGTAATGAAAATTTAGAAGCTATGGTTAAAGGTGAAACTTTGGTAGCTTTGTTAGGTGAATTAATTGATGCAATAGCAAATCAAAATTACTTAACACCATCCGGCCCATCTAAAGTAGGACCAGAAAATCTTTCTAAATTTGCATCAATAAAATCTAAGTTGAATACTGTATTAAGTAAATTAAATCAAACATCGTAGATTATGGCAGAATTAACGGCTGCTGAAAAAGCACAAGCTCAACAAAAAGCACAAGCTGAAGCAGAAGCTAAAGCTAAAGCATTGGCAGAAAAGAAGAAAAAAGAAAATGCAGATTTAGTAGCTAAAACAAATTCAAATCCAACTTTGAAAAAGGGAGATAAGAATGATAGTGTAAAAGTACTACAAATAAAATTAAATTTAACAGCTGATGGTTCATTTGGAAATAAAACATATGAGGCTGTAAAAGCATTTCAATCAAAAAATGGATTAACTGCCGATGGTGTTGTTGGTAAGGCAACATGGGATAAATTAAATGGTAGTGTGGAAACAAAAAGAGTATTGGATGCATTTCCTATTACAAGAGAAGTGGCAAAACCATCAACGTTAATAGTACCAACTACTTTAAATAAGTTACCAGAAGTAAAATTACCACAAATACCGGCAAAACTGCCTGATATACCTGGTAGTGCTTTTACTGATACATTGACCGCAGGTGGTCAAGCATTAAGTGCTGGTGTAACTGCGGGACTTGGTAGTTTAAAAGATTCGGCAGTTGGTGCATTTAACGATACGAAAGATAAAGCAAAAGCAGCAGTTACTGGTATTAAAGATGCGGCAAAGAATTTACAAGATGCATTACCAAAACAATTACCAAAGATTGAAATACCTAAAATAGAATTACCAAAGATTCCTAAATTTAAAAAGAAAGAAATACCAGAACCAAATAAAGTTAAAAAGAAAAAATTAAAAGATAAGTTGGCCGCACTAAAAGCTCAAGCAGATTCCATAAAGCAACAGGCATTGGAAGCCAAAGCAAAAGCAGAAGAAGAAGCAGCAAAGGTTAAATTAGCAGCAAAGAATGCACAAAAGCAAGCAACTGATGCTATAAATAAAGCTAAAGGTTCTGTAACTCAATTAGCAAGTGCGGTAGCTGGACCACTTTCTCAAGCAGTAGCAATTGCAAACAATCCTCAAGCAGTAGCACAAGCATTAGCTGCACAGGCATTAGCAACTGCATCCGAAGCAGCATTAACTGGAGCAAAGGATAAATTTGATGCATCTAAATCAGCAATGTCTAATGCTAGAAAAGCAATGGAAGAAACATCCAAAACAACAGAAATAAAATATCCTGCTGGATTTTCTTATGAATATAGAGTGATTGATAAAAAACCAAGAATTACAGTATATAAAGATGGGGTTAGGATTGATGGAGCAACGTTTCCTAGAACACAAAGTGAAGTAGGTGCTAAGCAAGAGATTATAGATAGAAATAAAACTACTTACCCTGATATTGTTAATATGAAAAGAATAAATTAATATAAAATATGTCTTGGCAAATATTCAAAGATAATATAGTAAGAATGTCTGATAACCCAGACGCTATACCTGATATAGATACTGTTGCTAAAACATATGCTAGAGAATATGATGCTGCTATTAAACGTGGTAAGGATACAATAGAAGGAGTTTCTTTACAAAAAGGAAATGTAGATATAATGGAAGCTCTTTTTAAAGCAGCTCTTCAAAAAGGATTAACATCAACCGAACCTTATGATTTAGTTGGTGAAATGGGTAAGGGTGTACTTGCATATTGGGGTGGTGCGGTAATGAATAATTTTCCAAATCCAAAAACATTACCACCGGGAGCAGTTTCAAATATATCAGTAACTTCAAATATTGTTATGAGCCCTGGCAATTGGCAAGCATCCCCACCACTACCACCAGCTAGTCAAAGATTTATTGACCCTGAAGAATTATTAGACCCTGATGCGGAACGAAATAATTTAGATAATGGTGAAGCCGAAGAATTCTATGCAGTCGAACCACTAACCAGTGAAGAACTTGAACAATCAAAAGCTCAACTTGAAAATTATCCATTAAGTACACCAAATTTAGAAATAGAAGAAGTAACAATTATAGAAACCCCAGAAGAAATAATATATGTTGAATCTCCGCCTAATATAAAAATAGAAGATGATAATCTTAGAGTGCCAAATGAAATTGAAACCGAACAAAAAATAGAAGTTGATTTAAAAGGTGCAAAAACACCAGCTAATATAGGTACTGGTGGAATGCCACCTGGATTTAACAAATATCTTGTAGATAGGAGTGATGTTCCACAAAGAAAGGGTGCTAAAAAGAAAGATGGAGGTAATGGCTCTATTCCAAGTAGTGCACTACAAACAATTAGTGCTGGTAGTTATGGGTCTATACAATTACACATTGAAGCAGCAAAGTTTTTTTCTAAATTTATAGAACAGGCTAAAAAAGATAAAGTTACATTTACCGTATCAAGTTCGTATAGAAGTTATGAAAATCAAGTAAAATGTTGGAAGGAACTTGAAGCTGGTAAAGCAGCAGTTCCTGGTCATTCTAATCACGGGTGGGGTATTGCTGTTGATATACGTGAGTTGTATCGTGCGGTTGGCGGTAGCATACAAGCAGCTCCAAATGCAAAAGTTAGAGCTAATAGTGATTTATATAAATACTTTGCAAAAATTGCACCAAAATTTGGATGGTTTAATCCATCTACCTTATGTGATGGAACAAAGACGGATGAAGTTTGGCATTGGGAATATCACGGATTCAAAACATTCACAGCGGAATATAGAGCTCAAATTATGAAATCATAATAATATGTCAGCAGTACAACCAACAAAAAATACGGGATTAATTGTAGATGAGTTTATAAGATATGCAAACACTCATCTTTTAACTGTAAAGGGAATGATAACAACTGTTTCAGCATATCCTGGTCCATCAACTGCACCCGGAGTTGTTATGTGGAGTGGGTATCAGGTAGCTGGAGCTAAAAATAGTAGAGATGGTGCTTCAACACCAGCTAATGACCTTTTTATAGGAGAAGATTTAAATCCAAATGAAACACCATTAACTGAAGCTCAATATTTGGCAGCAGAGGAATCTTTAGTAGGTAGTACAGAAGGAGACCCAGTTAATGGTAGCCAATCATTGGCAGCTGGATTAGCTGTATCCGAAGATTTGCCACCACCAAATCCAGCTTTATTAGAGCAAACTGAAAAAGAAATTACAGAAGTAGTTGAAGAAAGTGTAATCCAAGCTAAAGAAGAATTAAAAAAAGAAGGAATATCGGAACAACCTGTAAAATTACAAAAAATTCCAAATTATAAAACAAAAGTAAAAATACCAGATGAATTGGTAGTTGCTATGAGAAAATGGGGTGTTGGAAAAACGCCAGAAGATAGAGCTCACTTTTTAGGACAATGTGACCATGAAACGGGTGGATTCCAAATTACTGCAGAAAATTTAAGAAACTATGCTGGTACTAGTGCAAGTAGAATTAGAACCGTATTTAAAAGTAGAGTTGCAAAATATACAGATGCTCAAATAGATGTATTAAAGAAAGATGAATATAAATGGGGAGATATAGTCTATGGACCAACAACCAAAGTTGGTAGTGATTTGGGTAACACATCGGTTGGGGATGGTTCAAAATATAAAGGCAGAGGATGGATACAAATCACCGGTAAGGTAAATTATATTGGATTTAGTAAAGCAGATACCCCAAAACGAGATTATGTAGCACAACCACAATTGGTAGAAGCAAGGATGAGTGCATCTGATGCTTCTTGTTGGTTTTGGAAAATGAGACAATTTACTAGACATTCAAAGCAAGTAACATTATATGCATGTGGTGAGGTTAGTTATAGAGTTAATGGTAGTAGAGATACTGTAGCTGATAGATGGAAAAAAACTTCAAAATATTGGACAGAGTTACAAAGAGACCCTACACTTTGGACTTAAAAATCAAAAATACTTAATTGAAATATTTATAAACATAACAAACAATATATGAACACAGATAAATTATTAAAAGCTATACAAATCCTTATAAAAGAGGAATTGAAGGAGCAATTACCTGCGTTAATCAAAGAATCCGTACAAAAGGAAGTAAAAAGATTATTAAGTGAAGGTAAACAACCAGTACAACCTAAAAATACTGGATTATCAATGGCTAAAGCTATGATGGAAGATGAAATTATCGAAGAATCAGTAGCACCAAAGGTAGTACCTACAAAGCAATTTAGCAAAAACCCAATGATTAACCAAATTCTAAACGAAACCGCAATGACACCTGCAACTGGTGATGGTGGTTTCAGAACAATGAATTTTGGACAGGGTGATATGGGTTCAATTGTAGGTAGAACTGCAATAGCTGAAAAAATGGGTTATGGTGATTTAGCAAAAGGACCTTCTTCTACTGGATTGGGTGTAAACACTGGAGTGCCTGAATTGGATAAAGCATTGAATAGAGATTATTCGGAATTGGTTAAAAGATTTAAAAAGAAATAATGGCAATTGTATTAGGGCAGAAGCTTGTTCAAGACACTAAGAAGTATGAAGACCATGCAATAGGTATAACTTTACCTATTCAAATAGGTAATACTGCATTTAATCAGTCTTTCACAACTTTTGAACAAGCTAAATCTAATATAAAGAATCTATTACTTACAAAAAAAGGTGAAAGAATAATGCAACCTAATTTTGGTAGTGGACTTCAAGAATTGTTATTTGATTTTAATGATGATACTCTATCTGAAAAAATTGAAGAAACCATAACAAATTCATTGGAAAATTGGTTACCTTATATAGTTGTTCAGCAAATAAACGTAAATCAATCAAACGATAACAAAGATAGAAATACAGTTGGTATTACGATATCATTTAATGTAAGGAATAGTCCTGAATTAAACACAGTATCATTTAACATTTGATAATTAAAAAAAATGGGATTAACTATTACAAATAAAAACTTTAAAAACAAAGGCAAGGATGTAAAATATCTTGGCAAGGACTTTGTTGGATTTAGAGATAACTTAATTGAATTTTCTAAAACATATTTTCCTAAAACATATTCTGATTTTAATGAATCATCTCCTGGTATGATGTTTATTGAAATGGCATCTTATATTGGAGATTCTTTATCATATTATATAGATGATACATTGAAAGAATCTATGATGTCTTATGCAGAAGATATAAAAAGTGTAATAGCATTATCTCAATATTTAGGATATAAACCAAAAGTAACATCACCAGCAGTAACAACATTAAGTGTTTATCAATTAGTTCCTTCTGTTGGAAATGGTGGTGATAACAGACCTGATGAAAAATATTATTTAAAAATAAAAGAAGGATTGCTATCTCGTTCAACAAAAGATAGTATTGTATTTAGAACAGCAGATGTTGTAGATTTCTCAGAACCAGAAGGTAGAGAAGTAAGTGTATATCAAAGAGAAGCTGTTACGGGAGAACCATTATTTTATTTAGTTAAAAAGTATGTAAAAGCAATATCTGCAGAACTAAAAGAAGAAACATTTGAATTTGGTGCATACGAACCATTTCAAAAAATAATATTACAAGATACAAATGTAATTGATATATACGATTGTAGAGATACTAATAATAACAAATGGTATGAAGTTCCGTATTTAGCACAAGAAATGGTATTTATTGACCAACCAAATACTGAAGCTAATGACCAAGAATTATATCAATTTAAATCAACTGTACCTTATATTTTAAAAACAATTAAAACTCCAAAAAGATTTGTAGTTAAGGTAAACGAAGATAGTACAACTACTATACAATTTGGCGCAGGTGATTCATCTGCTAGTGATGAGCAATTAATTCCAAACCTCAAAAATGTAGGATTAGGATTACCAAACTCTATTAGTAGATTAGAAGAATCATTTGACCCAACAAACTTCTTAAAAACAAAAACATACGGAACATCTCCATCAACAACAACTATAACTGTAAAGTATTTAGTTGGTGGTGGGGTTAATTCAAATATAGCATCTGGGCAATTAACTAGAATAGAAGCAATTGAATTTGAAGAAGATACACAAAGATTAAATAGCGTTGAATTAACTCTTATGAGTGCAACGCAACGTTCTGTAGCTATTGATAATGAAATTCCTGCTACCGGTGGTAGGGGTGGTGAATCTTTGGAAGAAATTAGACAAAATGCATTAGCAAATTTTGGAGCACAAAATAGAGCAGTAACTGCAAAAGATTATCAAATAAGAACAATATCAATGCCAACTAAATATGGGGCAGTTGCAAAATCATACGCTGTTGCAGATGGTACTTTAGATAATAATTCACCATCATCTATATTAGCATCACCAAATCATTTGCAAGAATTTACTGATTTAGTAATGAGTTTTGTAAATATGCCTGATAACGAAGAACCAACTAGAGCTAGTGTATCTTCTGATATTACAAAATTTTTAATTGGTAAGACTTCCAATGAAACTGAAAAAAATAATCCATTTGCAATTAATTTATATTTGCTTGGATATGACTTAAACGGAAGATTAACTAATTTAAATAAAGCAGTTAAAGAAAATATAAAAACATATATGGGGGAGTTTAAAATGCTTACCGATGGTGTTAATATTAGTGATGGATTTATTATTAATATCGGATTGGATTTTGAAATAACTGCATACCAAAATTATAATAAAAGTGAAGTATTGGCAAAATGTATTTCTGAATTAAAAGATTATTTTAATATTGATAATTGGCAATTTAATCAAACAATAAATTTGAGTGAAGTTGAATTATTAATAGCAAATGTAGAAGGAGTTGCATCCGTACCATTTTTCAAAGTAGAAAATAAATGTGGAACTCCATATTCTCCAAATTCATATAATATAGAATCGGCAACTAAGGGAAAGATTGTATATCCATCATTAGACCCATCTATATTTGAAATAAAGTTTCCAGATTCAGACATTAAAGGTAGAGTAAGATAATGGCATACTATTTTTTAACAGCATCAAAAGATGCATCGGTTTATTTACAGCAGCCAAATCAAAATACTGGTTTGGATGAAATCTTAGAGATAAGTAAAATTTATTATGGTAATGTGAAGGATGTATCGAGAGCATTATTAAAATTTGATGTTGGGTTTTTATCTGCATCATTGACTTCCGGAACTATTAAAATGCAAAGTGCAGATTTAATATTAAAAGAAACTGAAAGTGAAGAAATTCCATTAGAATATACTTTATATGCATACGCTATTAGTGGAAGTTGGCAAATGGGTAAAGGTACTCGTTTTGATAATATTTCAACTGCTGGTGTAACTTGGAATTATAGAGAAGGTGATAGTAAATTAGAGTGGTTACAAAACGGATTAAATTTAGGAACTGATTCAAATCCAAATGATGGTACTGGTGGTACTTGGTGGGTAGCTAACGTAGCAAATCAATCGTTCAATTATCAAACTGCTGATATCCAACTGGATGTTACGAATATATTAAAAGGTTGGATGAGTGGTTCTATAAATGGTGGGATACCAAATGATGGTATTATAATAAAACACTCTGATAGTGTTGAGAACGATACGCAAGATTATGGTATAGTAAGGGTGTTTAGTAAAGAAACAAATACAATATACGAACCAAAAATTAGAATAGGTTGGGATGACCAATCATTTATAACTTCGTCATTATCTCCATTAACAGCAACGGATATTAAAGTTGGAGTAAATAATTTTAAAAAAGAATATAAGGTTGGTACTACACCTACTATAAGAATATTTGGTAGAGAATTATATCCTTTAAAAACATTTACGAATACATTTGCATATAATAATATAAAATACCTACCACAAACAACTTATTATCAGATAAAAGATTACGCATCTGATGATATTATAATTCCTTTTAGTGATTATTCTAAAATTAGTTGTGATTCAAATGGTAATTATATAAAATTGAATTTATCTAATTGGCAAGCAGATAGAGTATATAAAATTGAATTCAAAGTTGATATGGATGGTGATATTCAATATATTGATGAAGATATAACATTTAGTATTGTAAAACAATAAAAATGATAAAGACTGGATTAGTAAAGACTGGACTACAAAACGAAGTAAAAATAAGTGAACTACTAACAAGTGGTTCTTTGGCTATTAATACAAAGAACCAATTTGGTATTCATATATTTAGTGGTTCTGTTGTTGATGATGGAATCATATCTGGGCAACTTTTAAAACCAAAGTATAATCAAGAAGAATTATTAAAATCAATAGATACTACAATTGTAGAATTAATTGATATATTACCTCCAATAACCGACCCAACAATTTATGTTTCTACTTTTAATGAAGCTACACAATCGATAGCAGATTTGACAAGCACAGTAGAAGATTTAACAACGGCCGTACTTAATCTTAATAGTAAAGTAAAAGAATTGGAAATAATAACTCAAAGTTTAGTAGTTGAACTTGATGCTAGAAACTTAACTGTTGCCGTTGCCGAAAACCAAACTCAGATTGTTACTACTAAGGTTGAATCTACAATTACTGATTTACAAAATTCAATACAAAAAGCAACTGCGGAATCTATTCAAAGAGTTTCATTGAATGCAAGAAATACATCATTATTGCAAGAGAATGCGTTATTAATTCAACAATTGGAAACAGCTAATACTACAATATCAGATAGAAATAATACAATTAATCAGTTGAACATATCTTTGGCAAATGCAAATGCGCAAACTGCTACGGCACAAACTGCATTAATTAAATCAAATGATGCACAAACTAAAAAGAAGAAAATTATTTGTAACGAATTATACAATCAAGGTTTCTTACCTCAACACATTTGGAACGCTGATGAACGTTATGGTGAGATGATGTATGAGAAAGACCCTCGTTTGGTATTGGGTTATATGATGTGGGCTAGAAATGTAGTTAAGTATATGAGAGCTAAGCCACAAAATACTAAGTGGATTTATACGATGGTAAAACCTTGGACTGAGCATATGGCTTATGAAGTAGGTATATTACCAAAAGATAATTGGATAGGTAAACTTATTCATAATGTAGGAAAACAATATTGTTACTATGTATATGATAAGCAAATGAGTAAAAGAAACAAATTGTCATGGCAGTAAAAGGATTCAAAGATATAATACAAAATAGAGGATACAAAATCGATTCTAAGGATAGACAAGTATTTGAAGAAGGAAACTTACAATCTTTTTTTGGATTTGGAGAATCTGATGCAATTGAATTTGTTTTATACGATGTAAATGATAATCAACTACCTCAAAGAAATAACGAATTGGTTAGATATGTACCATTAACATCCGATACTATAAAAGATTATTTTTTAATAGCAGAGGGAACATTATTAGAAAAAAATAAATTTCCAAGTGAATATTTTGTTGATATTGAAAGATTAATAAGAGAAGCTGGATATAATAATGGTATATTTAAAACACAAATTACTTTATTAAATAAAAGAGTAGGTAGTAGTGATATTAACGATAAGATGTGGATATCCGAAATATCTCCATCAAGAACTGAAATAAGATTATATCCTTTAAAAAAAGGATTAGATGCTAGTTCAAACAATTTAGGTGAGAGATTTGATTTATTTAAAAAGAATGGAGAGTTTAGGGATGATACTATTAATTTAGCATTTAATTTTATAGAAAAAATTAATCCAAGTATTATAAGTACTTTTATGAAAACAAAGTATTCTGAAAAATGGACTAATAAAATGATTGGTGAGTTTAAAGTTAAAGATTTTGAATCACTAACAACTACAATTTATAATAAATTTAGAGAAGCTTGTTTTTATGAATTTACAAATAGAATATCAGATATATCTGATTTAAACTATGGAAAAGCAAAAACAACTCGTCCTGAAATTGGATTATCAAAAGAAACTATTCGTGATAGATGTAGAAATTTATTAATTCAAACAATAACAAAAAATCTACCTCAGCAAAATATAAATACACAAACAACATCTGATAATACAGTAGATGAAAGTTTAGATGAAGTTCAACTTGTATTACAAAGATTGGAAAGTAATACAATAATAGATACATCAAAACCAGTATTAAAAGAAATTACAAAAATAAAACCTATGCAAAGGGATAGTGATATTCACTTTGCAGAAAAAATAAAAAAGCAAATACCTCCTGATGAATTAATTGGAAAGCCTGTTGTTGTAACGCCAATTGAAGAACCAATAAAAGTAATACCAGAACCAGCAATAGTTATAGAAACTCCAGTAGAGCAACCACCATCATATGGTGGCGGAGGCGGTGGTGGAGGTGGTAGCATCTACCGAGAATATGATACATTGGATAGACAAAATTTGGCAGATGGTGGTATGGGTAGAGAACGAATGGAATTTCAATAATATAAAATACTTATAAAGTAATGATAGCAGTAGACGAACAAGCATTTGATATGGGGTTTGGTACACAACAATACCAAGATGGCAATATGCTTAATGAGCAAAATCAGCTGCAAGGATACTTTGGCTCTGGTGGTGTTTCTACATTTATTGGCGGTGGTGGTGGTGGTTCTGTAAGTGGTGGTGGTTCTGTTGTAGTTTCTGAAACTCCGGGAACATCAAATTACAATAATAAAAAAGTAATTTACATAAAATCAAAAGAATCTGGTGCATCTATTTTTAAAAATGGAGAAAATACATTTTCCACTACCGATTCAAGTATTACTGTAGATGTAAGTGAAGCATTAGCAACGCCAATTGAATTAACAGTTCAAAAAGAAGGATTTACTTCAAATGAAAAATATATTATTGATGTTGTAAATAATCCAAATTTCCAACAGCTAAAATTAAATTTATCTACTGATATAAAAATTAATGTTGACCCATATAGTAGTTTATATGGTTATCAGGATTTTAATAATATGTCATTTAATAATGTTTATAATTCTGGTACTGGTGTAACATATTATGGACAACCATATGTTCCAAATGTAGAAGATTATTCTGTATTTTCAACAGAACCTATATTTTTAATTAGAGTACAATATTATTTAAATGGAAATTTACAAAAATTTGATTATAATGCAAAAGATAGTTCTTTAAGTGTAAATTTTGATAATTTTGTAAAAAAATCAATTGAAACACCAGTCGATATACTACCGCCAAACGTAGATGTAACTATTAATTTAGTTGGGCCTGAAAATTCTGTAATAGTATTGAGAAAAGGTATTGCGGGAATATTAAGTGGTGGTGGTAATATCATCACATTGGTAAATGGAATAAATAAACTAACAATACCTGTTGGTAGTAATATTACTATACAAACTGCTAACATTGGATTATATAGAGCAAAATATATAAAAGCAAATAATGGTACTGAAGATATAGTTGTTGAGGCTATTGAACAAAATGAATCAGTATCAACAACAATAACTGCATATGATAATACAATTATTGATATAACTTCTGAAAATTTTGTAATATTACAAAAAGATATACCAGTAATTGATTTTATTACAATTGAAGAATTAACAAAGCCATATAATAAAAATACTAAGGCTGATTTTCCAATTGGTATAAAAAAAACATCAGGAACAACTGCAGTAAAAATATATGTAAATAGTAACGAATTTAACTTTGATACGGCAAATTCTGAAAACTATTCTATTTTATCAATACCGGCAAAAGTACTAACTACGGTTGGTAGATATAAAGTTATTATAGTACCATCTAGTAAAGATGGAGATGGTGCACCACTTGAGTTTACATTAAACTCTGTTGATGATATATACGTTGGTACTCCTGATATTAGAAATATAAGATATCCATCTGTATTAAGAGGACCTGATTTTGTTGGAACTGATGTAGACTTTACAATTGAATTTGAAACTGTAAATACAGATGAAGTTAGATTATTTGCAACCTCACCAAATTCAACAACTCTAAATGATTATAGTTCTAACTTTTTAAGATTAGCATGTCAAAAAGATGGATATACTAAGCAAACATTAAATTTTCAAAAACTATTAGATTTTTTCAAAAGTTCTGTTGCTGAAGATGTTGATATTATAAACATAGGATTAAAATTAGTTCCTTTTAATAGAAGTGGTAGACAATCTATATCTGGTGTTGAAGAATTTTTAAATATAAAATTTGATAAGGGTGATTTATCAATTCCAAGAGATGTAGCTGTTAGTAGATTGGCAGAAGGATTTCTTTCTCAATTTGATTTAAGTATATTTGCCGATGAGACATCTAAATATTTAACTCACTTAGCACATTTTGGAAATGCCGATAATAAATTAATTACAACTTGGGCTGAAGATGGTGATTCTGTAATATTAAAATTATATGAACCATTAGAAACTACAGTCCAACCAAATCAAGAAATTTGGATTTCAAAATTACAAGCAAATCCAATAATTGAAACTGTAACAATTAGTGGTATTGATGAATCATTTTGTCCACCATTAAAAGGACCTAATTTTTCAATAGAAGCTGATAATGGTGTTGGATATCAAGCATTTTCTGATTTAGTAGCAAGTGGTTCATTTACTTATAACGATATTATAAATAAAATAAGTAGCCAAAACAATATAGATACTGAAAAATTAAATATACAATATATAAGTGGTTCTGATTATACTTGGACTAATTATGTACATTATGGAGCAGCTGCAGAAAGAGTAAATAACTTTTTTTATAAGGTAAAGGTATTACAAAGCTATCAAGAAAAATATTTTGATTTAACCAATCAAACGTTTCCTATTGGATACTTGTTAGCAGAAGCAATACCACAGCATGAAGAATATTCAACTATTGATGGGTATATTTTACAAACAGAAGATTCAATAGATGAACTTCAATGGGAATATCCACAATACTCTCCTATATATGTTGAGTTGGAGGCAAAATCTATTGGAGAAAAAATATCAAATTTAGTAAAAACATTTGACGGATTTGAAAAGTTTTTATTTAAATCAGAAAATTCATTAGCATATCCTAAGAGGGATTTGTATGATACTGAAAAAGATTTTTATTATAGAGTATTAAAAGTAGCTACGGATTCTACTGTTATTACTTGGTATAACTACGCATTAGAAAGCGCATTGTATTACGATAAGTATAATGTTAATTCTATGAAAAATAATATGCCTGAATTTATAACCGATGATTATGAGAATAATGAATTTATATTATTCTTAGATATGATTGGCCAACATTTTGATGTTATTTGGTGTTATATAAACGCATTAAAAGGAACTAAGAAATTAGAGCATAAACAAGAAACTGGAATACCAAATCAATTAATATATTCTTTACTTGATTCATTGGGATGGAAAAGTAAAAAAGCATTTAATTCTAATTTCCTTTGGGAATATATGTTTGGTAGTGATAAAGAAGGTAGACCTAAATTTTCTACAAGTTTGCAAGATGCAAATTTTGAAGTTTGGAGAAGAATTGCAAATAACTTACCATATCTATTAAAACATAAAGGTACTGCTAGAGCATTAAAAGCTGTAATGGCTTGTTATGGTGTACCTCAATCTATGTTGACAATAATGGAATTTGGTGGACCTCAAGACCCAACAAAAGGAGGAAGTACACAATTTACATTTGATGATAGAACAGCCGCAATATTTTTAACGGGAAGTTTAAATGGTAATGGTAGTTCTAATGTTAAAATACCTTGGCATAGTTCTTCATTAACGCAAGATTATCCAAATGGTATTGAATTCAGAATAAAGCCGGCTAAAATACCAAATACATCTTATACTTTAATTAGTGGTAGTGAGTGGACTTTGGATTTAATACAAACAACTGGTTCATTTGGTAAATTAGAATTTAACTTTGGAGGTGACCAATCTGTTAGTACTTACTTTGAAACAAGCGGAACGTATTATCCATATATAGAATCATCTATTGAATATGTATTTGGACCTGATTGGAAGACTGGTAGTTTGGATTTCCCAATATCATTAGAGCACTATTCTAATGTATCTATTAATAGACACAATAGTCCTGATTCATCTTCTTGGTATGAGGTTTGGTTAGCAACTTCAAATGGTACTAGAATAATAACTTCGGTTAGTATGTCTATTGCATCGGTTGATGGACAATGGACAACTGGTTCTACTTTGCAAATAGGTGGTAACGGATATTCTGGTAATATAGATGAATTCCGTTTATGGACTGTTCCATTACAAAGAAGTAAATTTGAAAATCATACTTTATTTCCTGATGCAATTAACGGTAACTCCGTAACAGCATCTACATCTGATTTAATATTCCGTTTAGATTTTGAATATCCAAAAGATAGAACAAAAGATTCGTTTATTAAAAACGTTTCAATAAATCAATCCTATGGAGAACCATTCGCATCCGCAAGTAATATGTATTCAGCTTCAGCATATCCGTATCAATATACGCCATATGATAGAACTGTTACAGCTACTGTCCCATCTTTAGGATTTAATTATTCAAATAAAATTAGATTTGAGGAGCAAGAACTTGTTGGGGATTTATCTCATAAAGTAAGAGCTACTAAAAAAGCATTCGATAGAGCACCAATAGATTCAAATCGTTTAGGATTATTCTTCTCTCCTATTAAGGAGTTAAATATGGATATACTTAAGGTTCTTGGGGATTTTAATATTGATAATTATATTGGAGACCCATCGGATGAATATAAAACTACATATTCTCAATTAGATACATTAAGGCATTATTATTTTGAAAGATTAGATGGTAGAGATATTTATGAATATATAAGATTGGTAAAATATATTGATAAATCTTTATTTGAAGTACTTTCTGATTTAGCACCTGCTAGAACTAATATATCTAAAGGATTATTAATTGAACCACATTTTTTAGAAAGAAGTAAAATAAAATGGGATAGACCAGAATCATTAAGAAATGATTTTGAAACTTTAATTGATACGAATGAAGATGTATTTTTAAATGCAGATTCTATTCCAAAAGATGCACACATAAACGCAGAGGAAGTATCTTCGTTATCATATGAATTAAATAATTATGATACAACTTTAGATGCAAATGATATAACTACATTAGAAGGTGCAAATGAAACTTATAATTCTCAAATAGATTATGATTTTACAAATAACATAGAAAGTGATTATCCAACATTTCCTAAAACTGGTTCTATAAACATAGTAGTTTCTTCTGGAGCAACATTAACTGGTGATTATGTTAATAAGTTTCAACAAATTGGAATGGAAAAAAATTCTTTAGCAAATATTGGATATGGTTTATATGCAATTAGAGGTAATGCGATTTATAGAGATTATGATGGTTTATTCGGTAATACCGAAATAACAGGAAGTAGAAAGAGTGTATTTTTAGTAAAAGAAACAAAATCTTTAAAAGAAAAAATACAAGTGAGTGGTTACCCAACAACAATATCTGGTCCTGTAATATATGAAACAATTACAAAAAATTACGATAAATATCTTGTATCAATACTACCTTTTAGTGGAAGTATTGCAGTTGCTGGAGATATAACAGAAGTTACGGCAATTAATGGATATTTACCAACGCATTATAGATTTACTAATAATTTATCAGAAGGAATGAGAAGGTCATACTTTAATGGTTCTTTACAAACGGCTCAAACAACGCCAGATGGTTTAGACCCAGTTGAAACATTTACAACCAATCCTAACATTCTTAGAGTGGCTAAGACTGGTAGAGGTAGTGGTGAACCAATACTTGAAGTAGATTAATTGGAAAATAAAAATTAGTTATATTTATAGAATATAGATAAAAAACATATCAAATGGCATATTTAGATAACACAGAAATTACAGTAGATGCAATTCTTACCAAAAAAGGAAGACAAAAATTAGCATCCGGTCAATCATTAAACATTACAAAGTTTGCTTTGGGTGATGATGAGATTGACTATACGCTTTATGAACCAGCACACCCGAAAGGTTCAGCTTATTACGATTCAGCAATCAGAGCTATTCCTGTAACGGAAGCATCTCCTGATGAGACTCAAGTATTAAGATATAAGTTAGTAACCCTTCCAAAAGGAACTACTCAAATCCCAACTGTAAGATTGGGATATCCTCAAATTAGTGTAAATCAATCAGAAGGTGGTGTTCCATTAGAACCAACAACTAATCCTGCTGGAAACGTAAATGCTGGATACACAATGGTATTAGCAGACCAAAGAGCTGGTACAATAACTGTAACTCAAGGAGCAAATGGTACTGGTACTGTTCCTGTATTCTTAGGGGAAGAAATTACAACAACTGCACAAGTAGTTAGTGGTAGAATGTTTAGATTTACTCCAAACCCAAGCTTAACAATTGATATTTCAACAACGTTGACTGTTTATGGTAATGAAACAGGAGGTTCACAAACAATACCGGTAACTGTAATTTACAAACCAACAGTATAATAAAAAATATATATAAAAAATGGCACTAATTAATGACCCAAATATAACCGCACAGATAGCAGCATTGGCTAACACTGGTACGGTGGATTCAAATCAATTGGTATCTTTATTAAACTCAGTTTTACCAGCAGGCCAACAAATTGGAACATCTGGAGCTATATCAACTGGGGTTTATAAAAGATTCGGTGAATTTGATAAAGTAAATGCAAAAGTAGAAATAGTAACAACTGGACTGTGGAGTGGTGATTCGGGCTCTTTAACAAGCTTTTTTACATCTTCTACTGAAACTCAAAGACAAAGTGGTTACTATTATGTAAACGCTTACAATGTAAATCCATTATTTAATTCATCTGCAGAAGTTCAATTTGCAGTAGCATATGGACACGTTAATGGAAGTGGTTCTATGACATTGCAAGATAATGATACTGCGTTGATGTCTACAAAAGCAACATACGCTCAATATAGAGCAATGTTATTAGACCCAACTGCAACTAAATTCCAATTTGATAACGCTTCTGGAATAGCAACTGATGCAAACGGAATATATGTTATTAATATAGCTAGAGGTAGATATAGAGAAAAAATGGATGCTGGAAACTGGTCAATACCACTTTCAGGTTCTTTTGGTATTTTTACATTTATTGATAATAGTGGTAAAAAATTCTCTGATACTAACGGATTAAGTGGTAACGTATTTAAAGTAGGTGTAGGTGATTTAAAATTAGGTACTGAAAACGAAGCTGAATTCCAACAAGCTACTGACCCAACAACTGGGGAAGGATATGGTTTATTCTACGCAGATAGAGGTATTATAGTTCTTAACGCAAAAGCAATAGGTTCTAAAGTTGGTGATATACCTAATCAAACAATTTACACTCCTGATGGAAGTAAAGTAATAAGTGGTAGTTTGAGTGGTAGTGCTATACAAACATCTGAACAATTTAATCATTATAGATTATTATCATCAATCAAAACTGGATATAATGGAGTAATTTCCGATTTCCAAGCTAGAAGAACTGAAAATGTATCTACACAGCATTTCTTTGTAAGAGCAACAAATAGAGAATTTAACTATTCTAATAACCCAACATATGTAAATACTGATGGTACTTTTGTTGAATCAACATTCAATACTGACCCTCAAACATTTATAACAACTATTGGATTATTAAACGATTCAAACGAAATGATTGCAGTAGCTAAAACTTCTCAACCAATTGTTAAATCTTTTGATAAGGAAGTATTAATAAAAGTTAAATTATCATTCTAATTAAAAATTAGCATAATATGAAATTCCCCCTTTAATGGGGGTTTTTCATTTCTGGAATATTTATATAAAATCAAAACTAAATGTTGAAAGAAATTCCAAAATCGGATATAATAACAAGACCTATTAAGGTTTACAAGGAATGGACTTTGGATGAAAATGATATTAATCCAATTTTTGGAGTAACCAATTCAGGCTCATTAGTTGATGTTGATAATGATGAAAAAAGCCATGGATATAATAAAAAGGTAATATACGCATCAATAAAATCTCAATTTTATCGTAATTCTGCAACTGCTTCAATTTTAACCGAAGTTGGTAAACGTATATCATATGCATCTACAAATGAAAGAGTGTTAGATGGTAATATTGCAGTTTTTTCAATTCCTCAAATATATTATGGTGAGGGTATTAAAGCTAGTACCGTTGTATTACAAGATGATACGGTTAGTAAAGTATATACAGACGATGGTAATTCAAATTTAACTGATATAACTGGTAGTATTATTGGTAATGTATTTTATGATAGGGGCTTAATTGTTTTAACTAAAAACGTTGTTAGTGGTTCTGTGTTATCTCAATTTACGTTAAATTTTCGTTCTACTAAAACAATATATGAAAATGAATTATTTCTTTCTGTATTGGAAAATGAATTTAATTATTCCCAAAACCCATCGGCAGTTTTAGAATATGGTGGACAAGTAGTTAAACATATGGTTACTGATAAAAATGATATAACTGGAAATACTTTGAAGCAAATATCTGTCTATGAGGCTGGTACTAAAGTAGTTAGAGGTGCATATCATCCATATATATCAGAAATAGACCCTAATAGATTTGGTAGTTTTGATGATTTTGAATACAGCGGTTCATTAGACCCTACTGGTTCTTATTTGGCGCCATATATTACAACAATTGGATTATACGATGATGAATTAAATATGGTAGCTGTAGCTAAACTACCACAACCAATTAAATCAGAACCAAACTATCCTTTAAACTTTATTGTTCGTTTTGATACATAATGTTATATTTATACAAGTAAACACAACACAAAAATGGCTAGTATTTTAGAATTATACCAAAAATCAACACCAGTAACTGGTAAAATAGACCCAAAGGGTAAGGATAAAACACCAATCGACCCAGATGGTGGTAAAAATTTATCTAAAGATGAAAAAGTGCTTAAAAAAGCAAGAGGTGGAAATCTGAATACATTAAAATATTCAGACACTATTAAAAATAAGTAAGTGAGTTGGAAGTTTAATGGAAATATTGTTACGGAGGAAAATACACCGGAAGGTGCAGTTGGGTTTGTCTATAAAATGATACACATACCAACTGGTAGATTTTATATAGGGAAGAAGTCCCTAAATCAAGTTCGAAGATTGAAGCCCCTTAAAGGCAAGACTAGAAAGAGAGTTGTTAGAAGTGCTTCCGATTGGGAGAAATACTATTCATCAAACGAATGGATTAAATCCGAAGTAAAAGAAGGTAGAGCTGGTGATTTTGAAAGAGAGATTATCCAGTTTTGCTTTTCCAAAAAATCCTTATCATATTACGAAATTAAATGGCAGTTTCATTACGATGTACTAGCCAACGAACAAGCAATAAACGAAAACCTTATGGGAAAATTCTTCCGTAGGGATATTATAAACTAAAGTTATGACAATACCTGAAATCGCAAAAAAGTACGGAATCTCCGAAGCTTACTTAAACGCAAAAGATGATGCACTTCAAATAGCAGCCGCATCTATCATAGACCTTAAAGGAATGTTGGAAGCAAACCAACCAAAAGCACCAATTTTAGCAAAAATGCAGTTTTTAGCTGATTTCCTTTACGATGTAAAGAATTCCAACCATTAATTTGGTTATATCCCAAATTTTTCGTATATTTGTGATATAATATCTAATTAATGCTATCTGGGAAGAACAAACTAACGGTCATTAACATTTTGGACACCGCATTGGGTGTAGGTTCATCTCTTAAAGGAAATGAGCAAGCACATCATTGTCCATTTTGTAATCACCATAAGAAGAAACTTCAAGTAAACTTAGATACTCAAAGATGGCACTGCTGGGTATGTGATTCTAAGGGTAGAAGTATTCAATCACTCCTTCGCAAACTCAATGTAGATATGAGAGACCTTAATAGGTTAAAGGATATCTATGGAGATGAAGATTATACATTAGTTGAAAAGGATGAGTATGTAGCTAAGTTACAATTACCATCAGAATTCAAACAATTACACTTCAAGCCAAAAGGATTCAACCCTGAATACAATCAAGCAATTAATTACTTAAAAGAAAGAGGTATTACACAAGCTGATATCGTTAAATACAATATTGGGTATTGTTCGGAAGGATTATACTTTGGTAGAGTTATTGTTCCATCCTACGATGAGAATGGTGACTTGAATTATTTCGTAGCTCGTTCATATTACAAAGAAGAACGAATGAAGTATAAGAATCCGCCGGTTAATAGAGATGTAATTGTGTTTGATAATCAAATCAATTGGAACGAACCTATTACTTTATGTGAGGGTGTATTCGATTCATTTTCGATTAAAAGAAATTGTATTCCTTTGCTTGGTAAGTTCTTATTGAGTAAATTAAAAAATAAGATTATAGAGAAAGGAGTTAAGGAAGTAACTATTATGTTAGATTCAGATGCTATTGCAGATTCAACTAAACATACTGATTACTTTTTAAAGAACGGAATTAAAGTTCGTAACATTATACCAA